ATTTTTTTTGTGTTTAGATAATATGCCTTTGCTGGTCGTTCTCTTCCATCCGGCATTTTTTGGGGTTCTCCCTCAAATTGTTTTGTGAACCATTCTTTTTGTATTTCTTCTTTTTTAGATTGTCTTGGATATACACTTGTTAATATATGTATTAGTGATTCCTTCTTTTTTTCTTTCACATCTAAGACAATGGGTGTAATTACATTTGCTTTATTTTTCTCATTTTTTAAATCAGTTATTATCACCAAGCTACCATTGTGCGTAGTTGATTCAAATATAGCCACCGGATCGTCTATGGCTTTCGGTATTTTCTTTAAAAGTTCATTACTAATAGCGGGGTGATCTTTTTTTACCTGTTTTATTTTCCAGGTGTCCATTTTAATTACCCTATCTGCCGCATTTAGCATTCTCAATACTATAGGCGTATGTTTTGCTACCATTAGTCGTGAATTGTCCCTTTTATTAGGAAGGGAGTCTATCGCTTTCTCCCACTCTTCGCTATCTTTCTCTAGCCATTTCTTTATCCTTTTTGATTCTTGTTGGGTGAACCCTTTTATTTTTTTTGCGTCGCCTTTTGTTGTAACCGCATGTTCTGCCATAAAATCCTTGGTTGTATAGGCCGTATCGCCATATTCGTTGCGGATTCTTGCCCAGCTTTCAGCCATTTTGGCATATATGAAGGCGTTTTCATTGGCAGCTAATTTGGATTTATCGCTACCGTCTTGAAGCCTATTTAATACTTCGTTGTATACTTCGTAGCCTTCCTTTGTGAGGGACTGTTTTACGGCGTAATCGCTCTTGGCCAACTCTTCGAATTTATCCTTTAAGCCTTGCAGGGACTCATATTTTGCCTTTAACGAATTTGCGTTTTGTGCAAATTCGTCTGCTGTTTCCGGAGCCAGAGTCTGTAATTCTTTCATTTGGTCTTCGTACGCAATATCGAGCATTTCTTCTCTTGTAGCCTTACGGCCGAGTTTTTTATACATGTCTTGGTACCAGTAGTCATTATTAGAGACTCTGATTCCACGGCCCGTTTGGCGGCTTTCTTCGTCGGTATACATAATGCCAACGCCCTGCGGCTTATAATTCCAGTAAGCGTCAAAACCCAGCGCGTCTTCATATTCTTTTCTTGCGTCCGCCAGGGCTTCTTTATAACTCTTATTTAAGTCGTACGGATTTTTATATACAACACTTTCGGCTGCCGTTTTTGTTATATCGTCCGCATCACTAAAATGTTCTTCCATAAGTTCCTTGGATAGAACATCTTTTTTATTTTGGGCTAAATTAGCTAATTCTTCGCGGATCGCTTCCACTCGTTTTGCTTTTTCTTCTAAGGCTGCCCGGTGAACGCCGTTTTTGGCCATCGTCGTTGCCCGCATCAAAGTATTGGTATCCACGGACTCATCAGCAAGCTGGGCAAAGGTGCCTGTCGGAATTACGATATCTGCACCGGTTGAAATAGATTTATCCACTTGTTCGCCGGTAATAATTCCACGGTTTACCATATCGTTTAAAACGTCTACGCCTTTATCTGTCTTAGAAAGTTCTTGCGCGTCCACGTACATGTTCTGTACCCCGGCAAGCCTAGCCTGTTCTTGTACGACGTTTTTATATACTTCGGGATTTTTTTGTGCGGTTTTGTTTTGGGCTTTGTTTGCCATTAACGCTTCAATGGTCTGTTGTTCGACTGTTCTACGGTATTCTTGCTTCCAGTCTTCGTTCTTTATAGCAGCAACTGCTCTCATGCCACGGTAGTTTCCTACGCCGTGCGTTATAGCGCCCGTAGCCCCCATGCCTACTACTGCCGGGACGGCCTGTACCATGGCGTCTACGGCGTTTCCTATTATTTCCGTCGTGGTGTGCGGAGCGCCTTTTTTATACAGATAGTATTCGGCATTATCCATAAGGTCTTCGGAGGCTTGTTGCGTGCCTTCTTCTGCAAGTTCCGCGGCCGTACTTCTACCGAATTGTTTCATGGCTGCTTGTGCGGATAATTTGGCGATGCTTTCTTTTCCCGCATCAATAATGGCCATTCTAGCTGCGGCATTATTTAATATGCTTTTAGCCGCTTGCCCGCCCCAGGCCTTTGTTATAGGTTTATACCCTACTTCCATAAGGCCTAGTTCGATAGCTCCGTTTACCACGCCTGTTACGGTCGAATCTACTAAGGCGTGGTTTCTGCTGTATTCGCCTTTGCGGTTATTCATTAATTCCCAGTATCTTGCAGCTGCGCTTTGCTGTTCGAATTGTTCGAACATTCCTACACGCATACCGTAAGCGGCCCCTGTTGTGGCCCCGGCCATTAAAATAACCGGTGCTGCGGCTGCCCCAATTCCTGTTGCGGCTGCGCCACCTGCTGCTGCGGCCGAGGTTGCCATACCTAATGCGGCCCCTTGTGCGGCTCTTTTTGTGGCCCTTGCGGCTTGGGTTCCCATAATTGTTAATTGCTGAATTGTGTCATACAAGACTTTTTGGCTTGCTGTAGGTTCTTTGTAGGCCTGTAATTCTGCCGTTAATCTATCTACTTCAGGCCTAACGGAGTCGATATCTTCGCCTTTATAAGCTCTATATTGTGCATCTGAAAGCTTAACCATATCCGAGCCGGAGTTAAAGGCGTCTTTAGCAAGGTCAAATATTCCCCTTGTATCTTTTATGTCTCCGTATTCTTTAAGTGCAATGGCGGCTCCTACGGGATCTTGCTTTCTAAGGGCTTGAATTTCAGGATACATAGCATCCAGGGCTTCTGCCGAAAAGGCGCTACCACCCATAAAGCGTGCGTTTAAACGCTGGTTATATAGCTTTTCTGCCTGTTCATAAGCCGCTTCGTTATCCATTAAAAACTGCGGCGAAACGCCTATAAACTGTGCGTACACTTTGGCGTTATGCATACCTTCGGCGTTTCCGTTGAAGATATTACGATATACATCCATGGCCGAGTCTTTGATTGCGTCGATAAAATTCGGCTTTTGGGAAGGCGGTGCTGTTGCTCCGGCGAAATCTTCTGCTGACGGATTTCTATAGTCTGACGTCGGTTTAAAATTCATTGTGCCGTTAGCAAGTATGGCGTCGGCTTCTTTCCATCGTTTCGCCTGGTCTGCGTCGTATTCTACTTGGCCTTCTTGTATTGCCGTTTCTGAATCTTTAAATCCTAGCACATCATTATTCGGGGTTTCTCCGGTGGGATTTTCAGGATTAATTTTAAAGTTGTTAAAATTGTATTCTGCCATTGTTTCACGTCCTTATTTATACTGCCCGCTTTTAATATAGTGTTCGGTAGTTTCTCCGTTTAACAACTGTTGATAGTAAATATCGTGCACCGTGCTTTCGGTTCCGTCAGTCCAATAAATCTTCCGGTATGTTTCGCCGTCGTCGCCCGTTTCCGAGTACGCATCTTTAATCCCGGCTGATAATTGGTCTGCTCTTGTTCTTCCGTAAGATTCATTTCTTGACGTTACGAGCGTTATAGCGTACGCATACATTTCGTCTTGAGTCGGTTCTCTGCCTTGTTTCGATTCAAATTCCGCTGCCCATCCTGCAACGGACCGTTGAATTACTTCTGCGTTGTTAATAAAAGTGTCTTTGTCTATTCCGGATCTTCTTGCTAGATTATCCATATTAATAGTGAATTCAGGCTTAAATTCGCCGGTGCCGTTCGTGTAATCATTAAAGGCTTTGGACATGCTGTTTTGTTCATTTATCGACAATGAAATTCCGTTCGTATTGCAATAGTTTATAAATTCGCTAAAGCTATTAAACTGCCGCCCTATCATTGATTTAAACTGTGTTAATCTTCCGCCTTGTCCTCCACCGCTTCCGCCGGATCCGCCGCTTCCTCCTCCTGTTGCTTTAGGTGCTGCTATGTATGTTCCTATTGCTCCTTTTAGGGCAGCGTATACTTTAGGGTTTCCCTTGCCGTATTTTTCGGCTATGGCTATACCCCCCTCGTAGGTGAGCGTTCCATTTTCGTGGGCCAATTGCATTTCTTGAAGACCTGCCTTTACCAGTCCGTCATTTGCAATTTCTTCGTTCCTTGTGGCTTGGGCTTGGTAGGCGTCTGCGATTTTTAGCATGTGTTGTGCTTCTTCTTCTGAATATTTAACGCGCGTTCTTGTTATTTTGGCGTTTTCGGCTTCTTTGGGGATTATGATTTGTGTCGGTTTTAAGTGCTGCGGATCAAAATCTGCGTTACTTGCTTCTGCCACGCCGCCTTGGTCGTTGTTGGCACTAGACATGTTGCCTACTACTTTTCCGCCTTCTTCTGCGATCATGACGTGAGTTTGGGTGTCGCCCCCTACATCGTCGTACACAATAATTGAACCCGGTTTTACTTTTGACGGGTCGTAAGGAATTACCGACATACCAGCTTCTTTGGCTCTATTAACCAGAACGTCTACATTTACTACATTGTCATCGTGGAACTTTTTTAATGTAGGTGAATATGCGGCACCGATACTGCATACCGCTTCCACACACGCAACTTTGCCGTTTGCAAGCGGAGCGCTTCCTGTCCACTGTACGCCTTGGTTTATGGCGCTTTGTATGTTTGAGCCACTAGCTCCCATCTTCTCTTTTGCTTTATGAGCTTTGGCTAATCTGTCGTTTACAGAAGCGTTCCCCGGCGGTGCGTCATCCCACGTATAAAAATCGTTATCAAGATAAAAACCGTCTTTTTTATCAAGCCATGCCTTACCGGCGGCGGGTCCGAAATTCCACGCGATAATAAGTGCATCTTCGTTGTCCGAGCCTATCCATTTGGCTAGCGTCTTTTTGTATTGAGCCGCTACTTTATCTTGTGCTTCCGGTGACCTGTCGTTCGGATCTATACCTATTTTTTGCGCTTCTTCGGCGTAAGTGCTAGGTGAAAATTGGTATCTTCCAAAATGTCCGGAATCATTAACTAAGTTATAGTCGTTATTATTGGTTTCTACGGCAGCAATCATTTCAAGGGTTGTATCACCTGTTTTGCCACCGCCACCTTCTTCTACGGTGTATGTCATCTTCGAGCGTATATATTCTTCGCGCTTTTTAGGATCGTTTGGATATAGTTTCCATGCTTCCTTTGCTATGTCCGTCATATCATGCTCGCGTTTTCGTACGTTTAATTCCGTTCTTAACTTGGTAATATCCGCATCGTAGGCAAATGGGGATGCCTTATCGATAAAACTATATGCGTCTTCATAATCTGATTCGTCGCCACTTTTGATTTTGTTATAAACCCATTGCTGCACAAATGTTGTTGCGGCTTTTTTTGTCATTTCATTTAATTTTTCTTCGCCATATATATTTTTATATTGGCTATACACGATGCCTCTTATTTGAGTCAGGGATGAATAGGCATTTTCTAATGTATTGGTTTCCATCGACGTGTCTGTAACGTCTGCTACGGCTCTTGCTACACTTTCATTTCTATGGGCCGTGGTTTTCTCGTATTGGTCTTGCATAACGGCGCCTGTTTTAGTGAGGTTGTTTTCGTCCGCCATGGCATTAAAGGCCCTGTGTGCCTTTTCATAGTTGGGAAGGTTTGCGATTGTTTCTCTTCTTATTTTTGCTTCGCCTTCTTGGTATTGCTTTAAAATATCTAAGGCGTTTGTATCTTGCTTGTGCAGCAGCCCGCTATCCGGATCGTTTAATAAGTCATTTACCCGCTTTTTATATTCGTTTGTGGCGTCAAGGACCTTCATGCTTATTTGGTCGTCTACATATGCCTGTATTTGTCCTTGTAAAGCCCCTACGGCTTTTCCCATTAATTGATTTCCGGTTGTGTTACCGCCAAAGGCTTCTATGTTATTTGTGGCCTGTACATTGGCGTTTTCAACATTCGGGTCTACAGCCCTGTTGTATGATTTTATTTCCATGGGTTACCCCCTAAAATTCTTAGATCCAAAGGGATTTGAACTGAACAATCCTTTTTCTTTTCCTCTATACTGCGATTTCCCGAGTAGGTCGGGCTTGTAATTGAAGTCTCCGCCTATATTGTCCTTTTTAGCTCCGGCGTATTCGTGCTTAATTCCGTACATACTGGAAGCCGTTGAAAGAAGAGTGGCTATGCCGGCTAATTTCCCCTGGGCCTTGGCGTTTTCTGCCGATGCCTTGTAACCTGCGGCTTGGTTTTCGTAATTATACTGGTTGAATAATTCCGAACGTTCATCATTACGTTGGTTCTGTAATAATTGACTGCTGTCATCTTGGTATGTTCCGTACGATGAGATGAGAATATCTAAAGGACTGCCTGTAAGCGTCATGTTCGACGATCCGGCTTGGGCTGCTGTTTGTCCTGCCATTAACCGCATCCTGTCGTCAAGTTTACGTTGGTCGTTTGCGTATTTATCGGCGATTTGGTCTTGCCGGAGTTCGCTTATTTTGGCGTTTTGCTCGGCGGCTTGTTCTTGTTGCCGATACATGGCGACCTTGGCGTTTGTTTCTTGCTTTATTTGTTTGTATTGCATGATGCCCTGGACGGCTTGCCCTGCTATCATACCCCACACTCCGCACATTATTCATTCCTCCTTATTGTAAATTGTTGCCACGTTATGCCGTTTTCATTAAACGGTGTACCAAAAACGGCACCAGCTTTTAGTAGCCAGCGCCGTGATGATTTATTATCTATGCTTATATAATTCGTTACGGGTCCATATTCCTTGATGAATCTACGGATTTCTTTAAACCCTATTGTGATTAATTCTTTTTTGTAGTTTTTGATTTCTGTTGTTGCTACCATCCACACGGCATGACAACCGTCTATCGGATATTTTACGATCCCGTATATAGCGATAGGTTTACCCTTTTTGCCGAACGCCAAGAAGTTGTCGCAAAATTCGTGCATGGCGCCTGTTGTGACGGATGTATAAGCCCCTTGTAGTTCTTTTTTATTAATCGGCCGCAAGTGTTCTTCTATGTACTTTACGGCCTGTAGGTGTCTTTCGTTTTTCTTGTTAAACTTCTCCGTTGTAACTCTTAACGATGCCGCCATCAATGCTTACCTCTCTTATAATTGCGTTTAATTCAAACGGGAACGGTTCGTTGTGTTTGATGCAGATATGGTTTTTGGTGTTACTCCCGATATTGGCTACCGGCATTTGCTGCACGATATCTCCGGTTTCCAGCATTTCGTAATCTTCGTATCGTAATTCGTCCATATCCTTATCTTTAAATGTGTATCCGATGCGGCCACCGTAGGATTTTTCTACTCTTAATACGACGGTATTAATCTTTGAGATTCTAGCCTGCATGGTCCCTTCTTTTAATCCAATATCAGGGCCCGGCTGCTTAATTTTTGTTTCATAGGCAAGTCCTATTGTGATATCTGAAAACGATTGGCCAAAGGCCACTAAGCCATTTTCAGGCACTACCTTATCCTTCATCCTTGTACCGCCTGCTAAGATTTGTACGGTTTTTCCTATAAGGTGATCCGCTTTTATGCTGCTGCCGCTTCCCGTTACGTATGAATCCATGTATACGGCCGCTTCTATATCGGGATTAAACCGTTCTATATAGATTTTTCCGTCTCTTTCTACCGTTACGTATAATACGTCGCTTGCACCGTTTGGAATGGACGCTACCTTTTTATATTTGCCGTCCGTTGTGTGATGTGACCAGGCAAATACGTTTTGCTCTTTAATAAAGGCCAGTGAAAGCATTACTCCGTCGTCACGAACATAATATAAGGTGCTGTTTGGCTCTTGAATGTAGGCGGATGATACCAGCTTGTGGCCTTCTGTTAAATGCGTTGCCAAAAGCGTTAAGTCGTCTCCGTTGTAGTTATCCGCATCATATTGATATCCGAGGTCTCTTACGGTCTTTCCGCTTCGCTGTACGTGAACAATGCGATTTCCGATGTGTTGCGGATGACACGTATTGGATCCACGCATGGTTTGCGGCCTGGGATTGATTTTAGCCGGTGTGATGACGCTTGCACCTTCTATAATCCATTCGTTACCTGTCGTAAGGATGACCAGGTCCTTGGCCGGCACCAAATGAAGAATCTCAAAGCCGTTACGAGTGATGAGGTCTGCTTTAATCGCCGAGTCGTCGGTTACTCCGCCGTCTACTTTTTCGATTCCAAAATTTGGATAATCCCCTGTCCTACTCATCCATATAGAGTAGGGTTCTTTTTTTGTTGCGGCAAGTACGAATCTATCTTGGAAAAAGCACGCCATTTTAGGATGGCCGTTATCATTGTTCCAGCTGCTTAATGCATATACTTGGGTTTTATCGGTGTTTGCAAAATCGGTAATAACCGAGGCTTTGACCTCTGTCGATGAAACGACTTCTGTAATTTTAGCTGTGCCGTCGTTTGAGTAAGGATTTCTGGAAAAGTCTACGGTAAGTTTACCGCTTCCGTTATCTGCGTCTGTTACGGCTACCGCCTTCATCCATGTAGGTGTTGTGACGGTGCCTGATTCTGTGAAGTTTTGGTCGTTATTTGATTTGTAGCTTCTATATTCTTGCCAGGTCTTGTTATCGTCCGAGTGATAAACCGTGACCTTGCCCTTCCATGTACCGTGAGTTGTAATCTTCCAGGCCTTTCCCACTCGTATAGACTTGGTTTCTTCCGTTATTGAAGAGGCCTGTATTTCGATTTTTTCTGATTGGTTTTCAGCTTGCTGGGTTAATTTTATGTGACTATTTACCATTCCCGGTGTGAACGTGTCTTTCGTGGCCGTAATGGTAACGTCGTTTCCCGATGTGGCCGAGGGCTTTAATTCGTTATTTCCAGAGAACGTGATTCTCACGTATCCGTTTTGGCCGTCTTTTGCATCTGTTATTGGGGAGGGATTGTGTTGGATATCTTTGCATACTCCTGCAGTGCCGCCTTTAGCTCCACCCTGGTATGAGGTTCCGTCTTTTCCTTTGGTGCTTTTGTGTTGGTCGTTGGGTTTACTTGCGGTTCCACCACCGCCGCCTTTAGCTTCTGCGTTATTAAAGGATGATTTTCCTCCGTCTGTTCCATCTGTCGGGTGTGCGTCGCCTTTTTTAGAATATTGGGATTTACCGCCTTTGCCGCCGGCGCCTACTATTACGGAATATGTTTGGCCTGCGGTTAGCGTGTCTATCACTGTTTTCTTTTCGCCAGTGCCGCCGTTTCCACCTTGTAATTCTATGGTCCTTGTGGCGGGCTTTCCATCACCCCCAGACATATATGAGTAATACTGTACCCCGGTCCCGGCACCGCCGCCACCCGCGCCTATAACCTCTATGGTGTATTTTCCTGTTGCTTGCGGCGTAAACGTGTATGTTCCGGGCGTCGTGAATGACGTTTCTTTGTTTACTACCTGTGCGGCTGAATCGTAATAAGGTTCTGTTATTTCGTACTCTTTGAACGTCCAGCCTGTAGCCGTTCTTTGAAGGCATTGTATTGGATAATCACCGGAGCAAATGAACATGGTATCGGCCGATTGTGTAAATTGTAAGTTATCCACATTGTCGTATGGTGTGGATAACTCTATGCCTGTGTATTTTCCGTCTTCCCAGATACGTATATACTGATAGCCTACTTCCAACAGATAGGCATCGTCTATTCCGGCATTAAAGGCGACAAGGGCCGTCGGCTTATCGTCGTATTTAACCTTCCCGATGAATTCCGATCCTTGTCTACGATAACACCCGCCGAACGGACGGATGACGAGGTTTTGAGCTGTTAGAAGGGCTGATTTATATTTATCAAGGTCTACCCGATTTGCGACGTACGGAGAGATTTCACCTGCTGCAAATGACGGCTGTATGAGATATATGTTCATCTTACCCTCCGAGTTTGTGCGTAATTACTGTGATATACCGCATCCCTTTGGCCTTCTCTTGCGTCGTTTAACTGTGCATCGTGAATAATGGCCTGGAATAACTGATATTGCATTTGATAGGCTTGCGGATTTCCGGTAAGACGCATAGCCATATTGGCTGCCAAAAGGCGTGTGAAGGCACTAATAAATAAGGTATCCATGACCTGTACGTCTTTTTCATCTACCGTGTAGTCTGCGTAAGCGTCTTGTAAATTGCATGCAATAGCCTTTGTGGCCGTATCTATATTTACGATAATGTACGGAACGTGCTCTTGTACGTTTATCTGTTTGTTTCGAATATTACTAATTTTCAAGCAATTCTTCGGATATGCATAGCAAAAATCATATCCGGGTATTTCTTTGTCTAATAAGGCTAACCTTTCAATTCTATGAGCAAAGCTCCATGGATACGCCCGGAGTACCGTTTCTCTTGTTTGGTCGTAATAGAGCTTACATGCCCTTGCGTTTTCTTCTTTATCGTTCATTGAGGTAATGGTGCCTTTCCCTAAATCTGATAGCGCCATGTTGCAAATATCCGTGTCTGTCATGTTTTCTCCTTTTTTAATAAAGCCGGGGACGGTGTTACCCGTCCCCTTTTCTTTATAACTTGTGTTTTTTAACGAGGTTTACAAGGTCCTCTTTAGTTTCTTCGCCGGTGTATTCAACGCCGGCTTGGATTAACTTAGCTCGTAACTCGTTTGCGTGTAACTGATTTAAACTTCTTCCTTTGCGGCAATCCTTGAAGGGGATTCCCGGCTTATCGTACGTCTGCATCCATTACTAAAGATGCCGAAATGGTGCCTGCCGATTGGGCTGCGGCGGACGCCCATTTAAGGCGGAGATAACCGAGGTCTCCGTAAGGTATCTTAACAGCCAAAGTTTTACCCTTTTCAGCCGTGTACGTGCCTAATGTTTTAGCCCCTGTCATCTTGTCGTTGTCCGCTGTTTCAAGCGTTACCGTGCAATCTGCCGAGGCTCCGGGTAATTTAACAACTAAGGTTAAGGGGCTTCCTGCATCACCTTTACCTGTTTTAATGACTTCGCCTGTGCCGGACTGTCCGGATAATTTCACGTTCCAAAAGAACGTATTTTCTGCATCGTATATCATAGTTTCTCCTTTTTAAGCAATAACAGGTTCGGTTTCTGTCAACGCATCGTTTTTCTTAACAATAAGGCCCGATACATAAAGTGTCGGAATGCCCTGCATGAGCTGCTGTTGCGTTACATATACGTTATTTTTATCTGCGATATGTAGTTCGAGCATCGTATATGCCATAGGCGATACATACAGAATCGGGCGCTTCGGGTTTATGATTTTGTTTTTTGCGACTACAATTCTTTCGGCTAATGCCTTACGTGCTTCGGAGGTAGAGTCTTCGGCAGCTGCTTTGCAGTCGATATTGCGAACGGCTGCGACTTTACGGATGTTTTTAACGGCAAGGCCTGCGTCCCAGTCAAAGAGCGTTGCAAGAGCCCGATATTTACCGCCGTTTGCGTCGATGGCGTCGATTTCGCCGAGGTCTTGAATATCAAGGCCTGCTTTTGAGCCTTTCGGGTAAATGCCGACGACCGCATCTTCGCCCCAATCTACGATGTAGGCGGAGGTTTGTTTGTTGGCCGTCTTACCGCCGGCGTTTACTACCTGGTAGCCTTCTTCGCCGAGGTCTCCTTTAAACGTGTTGTAGCGAATGCCGAGGCCGTTAAACTGGTCCGGGTTTGCGTCCGTGTCGCCGTAGAACATGTACTTAGCGAGATCATCCGTAAAGCCTTGGACATAGGCTTTGTCTTCGGACATGCGGAAGGCTTGCTTATCCGGAGCAAGTTTTACGAGTTTTACATCGACTTCACTTCGTGCTTCCATTAAGCAGCACGTGTCGATGATTTGCCGCGTCGTCGATTTTCCGGGCTTTACGCCGGCATTAATGCGCCGTAATTCCGGATGAGGGTACGACGTGCGTACGGTTGTTTGGTTGCCCGTGGGGAGGTTCCCTTCCATCCACGGAATATCTTCCATAATAGGGTTGCTTTGGGCCATGACTTCCATAATCGTGTCTAATTGGCCCTGCGGATTTAAACGCTTGCGTAAATCCGAGAAAGTTAATGCTGTGTTTCCAATCATATTTTTTGTTCTCCTTTTAAATTAATACTTAGAAAAATCCGTATGAGGATACATATCGGTACTTGTTGCAGCGGTACCGGCGCCACCCATTCTGCCGGGGTCTTCACCGATTAAATCGGCAAAGGCTGCCATGGTTTTAATCATAGCTATATGATTACCGGCTCCTGTTAGATTTAACATCTGTGTAAAGCCGGGAATCTTTTGTTCGATATAATCTCTTGCGGTTGCGGCTTTACCGAGCGTTTCTTGATACGCTCCGCCTAATTCTTCTTTTGCCGTATCACCCCAGGACTTTACTTCGTTTACGTATTGTTCCTGGAGGTTTTTAGCGACGGCTTCTGCTACGCCTTGGGCATACTGGATGCCGTATGTTGCCATGCCGGCTGCCTGTTCTTGCGTTGCACCCATGCCTTTTAAGAGCGTTGTAAATTCTTCGGTGATTTTTTCGTCCGCTTCCAGGCCCGCTTCTTTTAGTACGGTCGTAAAGTCGTACGATTCAGGTACTTGCGGAGTGGTGCTTTCGCCGTCACCACCTAAGGCGGTCTGGGTTTCCTTACCGATAAATGAGTCGCTACCTTCTTGGTTAGCGCTCGTATCGGTTGATTGTTCTTGTGTTCCTTCGGCCTCTTGGCTTTCCGGGCCTTCGGCGAATCGTTGCAGGTCAAATTTTAATTTCAATTGGTCCATGTTGTTTTCATCCTTTCAAGTTCGATGCGTTTTGTGGCGTATTCTTCTTCCATTTGGTGAAGTAATTTCATACCCTCAAGGCCCATAGATTGAATGAGTTTTAAGTATTCAAGGCCTACACGCCTTCGTCCTTCGTCTAAGAGCGTGGTTTCGTTCGATAGTGGGCTATAGATTCTGGTTGTATCCAAAAGGCGGGCCATGAAATGCCGTCCTAACGGACTTTCCATGACGTAGCGCAACGCTTCCATATCTTGGCTTCGTATGGTTTCTTCTATAAGTTGTGCGGTCTTTCGTTCTTTTTCGTGCATTTTTTACCTCATCCCTAGCCATTCTTGCATAGCCGGGTTTCCGTCATTTGCCGCTTCTGTTGCGTTTTTAGCTGCGGCCGCAAGGTCCGGAGCTTGTGCGATAGCTGCTTGTTGCTGCGCTTGGGCTTCTGCTGCGGCTTGGGCTTCTTGACGTTGTTTTTGGATTTCCTGTACTTCTTCGTCTGAACGGATCATGGCTGCCGGCACGCCTACTTGTGCTAAGTAGTTAGCGACCGCTTCCGTAAGGTTTACCTTATCGAGGACCGTCTGGTCGAATTGTGCCGCCTGTCCGATAAAGCCAATACCTTGTTCAATAGACGTTAAGCCGCTCATCTTTTGGGCTTGAGCAAGCGGCGAAATATATTCGATCCTAAATTCTTCGCCTACAATATCTTGCAGCTCTTCCGGGATATCCGGGAATATGCCGCTTCTATCCAGGATGTTATACACACGCTCTAAGATACGGTTCAAAAACTCGTATTGAAGGCGTTCTACCACTGGACCTAACTGCTGCAATTTTTCTTGGTTACGGGCCATGACTTCCTGGGCCGTCATGCGGCCTTTGTCTAACTGGTCCAGCATTAAGAAGAGGTCCGAGGAGTATGTTCGTTTTACCCTGTCTTCGACTCGTTGGATTTTCCCTTCAAGTTCTCCAATTGCCAGTTGTCCCTGGAATATGGGTCGTATGGCTTCGTTTGGATCGCTTATGGCTGTCGTGCCGCCAGGGAAGAGATTGATGTTTCCCACTTGTGACGGCGGTACCTGTAACGGAGGTTTTACACCCATTTCAATAGCGGTAATGGCGTCTAGCTCCATTTGCTGTAGCATTTTGGCGTCCGGCAAGGCGTTCCAACCGGGGCCTGTTGCGTAGGCTTCTGTTCCTTTTACCGTGTAGCGGGCGATAGGTACGGGCCACTCTTCAAATCCCGTAACGGCCAGGCATTCGTCTTCGTTAGAGTCTTCTACCCAGTAGGTCGATGTGAACGGCATCTTTTTGTTGTTAAGCTTGTTTGGGTCGTTATCTTCGTTCTTTTCGACGAGCCAGCATACCGTATGGTAGTTCTGGTGACCGCTTCCGTTATCGTATGACTGTTTTACCGTCATCGGACAATTGTCGTATCCGAATTGCTTTACGATTTGATTAACTGTCATTTTGGCTCTTCTAGCAAAGGTTGAGACTCTTCCTGTTGCGTCACATGCAAGGGCGTATGTTCCAATGGTGTACGGAACAAATGTCACCGTGCCGCCTTGCGAAAAAATCCCTAAAGCCGCTTGGCCAAAGGGAAGTTCCGAATAGCACTGATGAATGGCATTATAGAAATTTGAGCCGGATAACACAGATTCCATGATGTCGGCCCTTGTGTCTAAGAACCGCTGCACACCTGTATCATCGGCCAGGTCCTTATTTCCAATGCCAAACCTAAACCAACGCCTAGACGGCGGTGTAAGTCCCGATTGAACGCCTGCTGCAAACGTATCACGGGCTTCTTGAATAACACCTGTAAAGATTTCTTCGTCGTGTATAACGGGTTTTCCCGCCGTGTCGTCGTCGAAAAGTCCGTCATAGGGAAGTTCATAATCACGGATTAATTTCCATACTCTTTCCCATGGTCTACGGGCTTGGAATAAGGCATTAAAGCGCTGCACGAGTTTTCTTTTATCTTTACATGTGTTCGGCCTTACCGTCTTTTTATTTTCTGTCGGGCTTCTAGCGAGTGCTGTTTCTACTTCTTTACGCATGTTTTTCTCCTTATCCCAGCGTGTTTTTGCCATTTGTTGTTCCTAACGCCGTATCTACAGCTGTGCGGGTGCTTTGAAAGCCACGTTTTTTACGCTGCTTTTCGACGCTATCAGCTGTTCCTTGATCGCCGTTATTTACGGCCTGAACCGTGGGATCCGGTGTTTTAAATTCGGGAGATGATGTGCTTCCGCCGAATAATCCTTTTAATCCACACATTGGTATTACCTCCTTTTGAACGGATTATATGCTGTTTGTGCTACCTGTCGCTGCTTTTGGCTTTTTAACACCGGCAGCGAAAATGTTAAGGCCAGTGCGTCTGCTTTATTAGGTGACGGTACGCCACGGGCCTTCATATGGTCTTTGCTTTCCAGGATGATTTCACCTTTTTCATTGACGGATGCTTCGGGGCCTATAAGGTCGTCTCTTAAAACGTCGTCATCCGGCAGCACGCCGCCGTTTATAAGCCATTCCTTCATCTTTCCCCAGATTTCAGCCCTTTTATTAGCAAATCCTTTCGTTCCGGACTTTCCGCCGAACGCTACCAGTTTCCAGGTTCTTCCCATGGTTACTCCGAACGAATAAAGTCCTGTGCCGTATCCTTGGTCGATAAAGACCGCATCCGCCTTATATTCATCTTCAAATCCTGCCAATATGGCCGCCATGGCTCCGTCGTTGTCGTTTTTCTGGTATTCGCCTAAGACCTTACTATAAAGACCTTGGCGGAGGATAATTACAAATTGGTCGCTTCCCGTCCAGGCCGGGTCTACTCCAATGATGACGGGTGCAAAGCTATATTCAGCCTGTCGGAGCGTTCTTTTCGTGGCCGCTTCCACTATATCTACTCCGATATATTGAGCGTCAGAAGACGACGGAAATTCACCGCGTACACGGACTTTAAAAAAGTCCGAATCTTCGCCGTATTGGTTTTTCCACTGTTCGATTTGGGCTTTGTTAGAAATGGCTACGTCCCTAGAGTCTATCTTCCTGGTGTCCCAGTAGTTTCTATATTTGGTGAAACAAGCATGGAACCGTCCTACGTTTCTTGTAGGGTTGCCGTAGCAGCACCAAATAATTTCGGTATTCTTATCTGTTAGGGCGCCTTCAGCGACTTCCCAGATGCGATCGTCTATAGCGGAGGCTTCATCGAATATGATGAGAATTCGCCTTCCTTGGTTATGAAGGCCGGCAAATGCTTCGGTGTTTGTGACGGACCAGGGAATGGCGTCAATTCTCCAGGTGCGTTCGTGTTCCGCTTCAATGGAAAATATCGCGGTTGCCGTGTAGGTGAATAGCTCTTTACCGATGAACTTTCTGTGCCATTTAGCAAGTTCTGCCCAGGTTTTGGTTCTTAATTGAGCTTCGGTGTTGGCGGTTACGACGCCTCTTGTGTCCGGATGAGTTGAAATAGCCCATAGAATAAGCCAGGCTACGGTCGTACTTTTTCCTATGCCGTGGCCTGATGATATGGCTTGACGAATTACCGTGTCCGGAGTTTCCAATCCTTTGGCAATTCTTTCTAGCTGTTCCAGCTGCCATTTTTGCGGCTTTTGGCCTTTTAATTCCGGGTCGTTATCCCAGTCGAACGCAAAATATACCCAGGCTACCGGATCGTGAGTTAAGCGGCCCAGGCAGTCCATAAGCTTGTATGCTTCGTCTTTATTCACCAGCCGCTTCCCCTTTCTTTAATAATGCCTGTTGCAAGCGTTCTGACAGGTCCATGTTGGCGTTTATTTCAACGCTTCCGGTTAATTCCGTTTGCTGTTTTTGCTTCCAATCGTTCGGGGCTAAATTGGTGAGAATGAAAGTAGCCGCCTTCGTTTCCGGCGGTACGAATACAAGTTTGTTTTCTATCTTTTTAGTGACTTGTTTTCCTACTACCTTGCCGTCTTTTATGATGTCTGTTGTGACGGTTTGTTCTTTCTTTGGTATCTTTTTTTCAATGCCTACAGCCCTTTGGAATAAGGCGTTTTCAACCTGGGCTACGCAGTAGTCTTTACCAATGGAAAGCGCCTCCGAAAACTCCGGATGTTTCTTGGTCCACTCATAAAGTGTTGATTCAGAAATTCCGATGTAGGCGGCAATCTCATCGTTATGCCATCCTTTACGGCATAAGCTTTTAATGACTTCCAGGTTTTGGGTGGTGTGGAACTTTTTCCACGTTGTTGAACGACGCCTTATATTAATGTTTTTTCCTCGCGCGTCTTTTGTGCGCGTATCTGTGTCTTTGATATATATCTTCTCGCGGTGAATAGGTTCGCCTCGTACCTTATTTTTTGTCATATTCTCCTACCTAAACGTACGCCTTCTAGTTGAGTGATAAACGGGCGTATGGTTTATATCCGTTTCGTTTGTTTTTCGCTTCTTTTGCCACTTTGGTTCAAAGCATATACACCGTTCCGATTCTATCTGTAGGTGCATGTTCACGCATATTTCGCGGTGATTGTGTTTGCATCTTTGGTTGTCACATCGGATCATGCTACCCTCGCTTTACGGCAACAAAAAAGGAAGGCCTGCACTATACAGGTCTTCCTTGTCTTATTTTTCTAGCTTACATGATAGCACAGAGTGATATGTAACTTTAAGTACCCTCTTTTGATTTTTTTAGGATTATATCGAAACTTTTTAGGGCTCGCCGCTGTGTTCTAAAAATATTCGGCCATGTACAGCCCAGGGCCTTACATATGTTTTCCCACTTTTCGCCGTAAAGGTATCTTCTTGAAAGGATGCTTTGATGTTTAGGGTTTTCCAGCTTTTCGATTAAGAGCCGCGCTTCTTCTCTTTTTTCGATAAGTTTGTCCCATTCTTTATCCGCATCCATAATCATATCCACTAGACGTGCTACTTTATCTGCCATACCGCTTCCAGGTGTTCCGGAAACTTTATCTGATGAGTAATCCGTTCCTTTTAATGTGCAGATATCTTCTCTATATCTTGAGATTCTTGTTTCCAGGGTTTTCAACTTAATGTCTAATGTTCGGATGGATTGAAGATATTCTTTGGCGTTCATCGCAACACCTCTTTTATGATTACGACGATCGTCTTTCTACTTGCTGCTGTTATGCGCGCCTTTAGCACGCGATTTAATCGACGCATTTTTATCATTTCGAACGCTAGCGCACCTACGAGTCCGAATGTGACGAATACGCTTATAAGCAGGAATATTCCTCCGGCTGCTGTGACTGCCTCATAATTCATAATTAGTCCTCCAGTAATATATCTTCTTCTCTAGCTCTTAGTCTTAGCAGATTTAAATACCGCTCCATTACATGTGCCTGTGCCTGGAGCGCGTCTATTGTGGTTTTTGTATCTCGGTCTAGTCGTTGGCTTTTTCTCGCTATGGCTATTTGTAGTTTTTGGTGCCTAATTTTTAGCTGCCAGTATTCGGCAAGAAGTCGATCTTTATAGTCGTTGCTTGTCATAAGGTTTACGGTGTCTTTTAGGTCTCTTATTCTCATGGTTAGTCCTCTCTTATTTGCCCGTTTTGGCTGTCTCTTATGGATTTTTGTTTTGCTTGCTCAATTATATTTTTCGCCAGCATGATTATTAATTGTGTTCGCCTTATTTGTATGTCTCTCATTCCTGTGAGGGTTGTGTGTATTAAATATCCCATTGCGGCGGCAGCCATAAGTCCCGACGATAATAACGCGATTATCATCGCTATTAGCGTATAGTCCATTTAAATTCCTCCTTTTTTAGTCATCGAAATTTAATTTGTCCTGGGCTCTGTCGCCGTCTATATATCGGAATATTTCCGTTGTTAATCGTTCGATTATTTTGCTACATTCGGGTGTAAACGGAATTTCGCTAGTCGGTGTTTCGTAATTTATGACTCTCTTCGGCACCTTTACTTCGATGAACGTTCCGTCATTGGGTATATAAAATTTGGCTGTTATGGTGACGCTTGTCTCTGCCGTCTTCTCGTTGTATGTGTAGGTAAGCTTCTTTGTTATTAGGCGATCTTTACAATCGTCCGGCAATTCTAAAATCTCGGTGATATAAGGCGAAAGTCTTTTTACCGCTTCGATTAATTCCGGTCTCGGATATTCTGTACATTTTATTTGGTATGTGTCATACGCCCCGGTGTTTTCGTTTTCTCTTTCAAATGTGATTTTAAAAATTTGGTGCTTGCCGATTTCGAAACTTTTTATTTTCCTGTCTAACATAATGTTCTCCTTTCATGTGGTTTATTGTCCAGCGGCAATTGAAGTTAATACTATCCCTATGACGGTAATCATCCAACATACGGCAATTATCAACTCATTAATACCAAATGCTTTGTAAATTATCTTTCCTGTTACTCCCAGCATTCCTGCTAAGCCTGTTAAAATCATGCCTATTCCGATTTGTTCCATGTAAATTTCTCCTTTTGTAAATCCGGCAATTTTTCTATCCGGCTTAAATGCTCGGCTACTTCATCGGCTGTTAAATACCCTACTACGTCGGACGTTATCGGCGTGTCATAGCACGGTACGGCGTCTTTTAATACCATTAGCTCGTACAGTCCGTCGTTGTGGCCGTAACTGTACCTATTCTGAACAACGCTCGCCCCGTACCCGTTTGCGAATAAATACAGGTGCTGCATGTCCGTCCCGTCAAGTAAGTCAGTTGTTATCGTTTCTCTTTCCGGCTCGTAGTTGCCGAATTTTATGTATGCCATGTCCTTTTTCTCCCAAATCTGGTCGATTTCGACCGGTTTAAGTTTTTCAAGCTCTATCAAGCTACTTGAAAGTTTTCCGTTTAATATTCCCGTTTTCGGCTTAACTACGCCATTTATATGCTTTCAAGTAACTTTCAAGCTCTATCAAGCAGACCGTCATTCATGTCGGTCTGCTACCTTGTGGCCGAAACAGACTTCGCCCGCAAATTCAATCTGTTCCATTTCGGAGCTAGTTCAATCGAGTAACAACCTCTTTTATGTGTCTTCCAATCTCTTCCACAACGTTCACGGTGACGGCGTTGCCGGCTTGCTTGTAAAGCTGGGTTTCGGAATTAACAGCTGCGGCTCTGTCGAATTGTTCATCCGTAAAGCCTTGGAGCCTGAAACACTCTCTCGGCGTTAATCTTTGTATGCGAATCGGTTCGTCAGCCTCTAGCACGCCGCTGCACTCTGCCGGCCTGTTCGGCTGTCCTTTGTGGTATCTCGCTAATAAAGCTCTAGCCGTATCAGTTGTCTGTACGTTACCCTTTTTATTCAAATCTACGAATGTGTATAATCCCGTCTTTGCTCCCAGTCCGCCGCCCTGGCTTGAGAGTGTGCACGAAATTCTATTTGCGTCATACACTCGTTCGCCTTGGCTGCCGCTTATAATCTGTCCAAGAGTTGCTGAACTTTCTCGTCGGATAGGTAATAGCGACTGTCCGGTCGAGTCTCCATGATGTCCGACAACGTAGACACGCTCTCGGTTTTGAGGTACTCCGTAATCTTTCGAGTTGTAAACGCGCCATTCAACAGTGTACCCTCGCCCCCCCATTTCAGTGAGAACGGTGAAGAATCCTCGTCCCCTGTCAATAGATAGCAGATTTTTAACGTTCTCGCAGATAAGCCATTCGGGGTGATTTTCTTCCGCTTCGTCAACGAGACGCATAATCTCATAAAAGAGTCCGGATCTTGTTCCCCGTTTAATTCCTTTTTGCTTCCCGGCGATACTAACGTCTTGGCAAGGGAATCCGAATGTCCATAAGTCGGCTTTCGGCACGTCCCAACCTCTGACTTTTCTGATATCATCTGCAAACCACAACCTCTCCGTATCATACATAGCCCTATAACTTTTTTGAGCGAATTTATCGAACTCACACCAGCCGACGCACTCCATGCCCGCTTTCTCTAAGCCTGAATGAAAGCCCCCGATACCGGCGAAAAAATCTATGAACTTCATTCTCTCTTTGCCCCCTTTTCTCCGTATAGGTTTTGAAGGTATTCGCGGCATACCGCTTCCCCTTCGGCCGCATCTTGGAAGTGCCGTCTATGATGGCAGCTAGGGCAAAGCATAACCGCTTTTTCTATTTCGTCTGATTTGTAAATTCCGCAAGGCTCGTGATGATGTTTTACGCCGTATTCAATGGGAGCTCCGCACCAAATACATGTACCGCCGTCACGCTCATATATGGCATTGTAAAATTCTTTAGCGGCCTTTCCTTTTAATTTCACTCTTTTTGTCTTTAGTAAGTTCATCGTGTTTTACCACCCTGTATTTGATTAATCTACCTTCATAGACTCGTTCAATGTTTGCCCAGCAGCCTTTATGGGTTCGTTTGCCATTTATCATTTCGACGAAATGGATTTTCTCGTCAGGCTTAAAGCAGCGTTTATCGTCATGTACCCAAAGGGTATTTTCCCGTCCTTCTTCGATGGCAGCATATTCTGCTCGGTTTTTTCTGATTAGATATCTGATCGTCATCGTCACCCGTCCTTATCATCCGGTAGAACATGTACGGAAAGCCAAAGGCGGTGTATCCGTACTGCACCGGTTTTTGTATGTAGTATCCTTTCGGAGCTTTCGGCTCTTTCCAGGTCTTACTTTTTATCACTTCTTTTTTTATTTCCGGCTTTTTTAGATTCCTACTTGCCCGGTATCTTGATTTTTGTATCGCGTCTTCTTCGCAAAACGTTTCTCTTGTTTCTTTCACAAAGTATTCGGCAACCCTTCTTGCATCATCCGGCTTTCCGTCATAAAACCGAAAGGCCTTATAGGGGATTTCTCCGTGTGGCCATAGCTTTTTGTAATCGGCTCGTGACAGCCCAATGTTATTTATCAGCAGGTGATGATGAATTCGGTGTCCCTTACATTCTGTGGTGGCAATCCATTTTAATTGTTCGCCTAGCCGGTGATATAGCCTACGGAGCTTACGGAGAAAATTGTCTAGCCTATTTTTGGCTTCCTCCTTTCCAGGCTCCGGTTCCTTGTATGTAAGGTCGATTCGAATGTCTTCCTCTTTGAAATTTTCGAGAATCAGGTAATAGAGATTTTGAATTGAATTTTTCTCGTTTACTTTCCATTGCTCGGCCGATGTGTTTTTACTGTTTGGGGATCTCGGCATCGTCGGCGTGTTATATCTCGATGTGTGGTATTTGCAGATTTCAATTACGGGTCCTGCTTTTACCGTTTTTTGTACATACATATTTCGACCTCTTGGTTTTTATTTGGTCGTATATTTAATAGACTTAATCTAGCGATAACAGGGCCGAAGCCCTGTTATTTTCTCGCTATATAATGTATAATATATATAGACCATTTACGGAGCTTGCCGGCTCCGGTCTGCTTTTTGCTTTAGACGCCCTTGTGGCGTCTTTTTTTATTGACTTTTTCTATTCGGTTTCTCATATCTTCTACTAGTTGTTTAGCCCTAGAGTCCTCCTCTTTTATTTTGTGTCTAACTCTATATAGACACGCCCAGGTCCTATGGCCTTCAAAATATTTACAGTTAGGGCAAACGGTGTCGGGAATTAATCCGTCTACCGGGCAGTGGATAAATGACTTACTCATCGGGTAATTAAATCGACCAGGCTTATAGAGGCTATGAGATCCACTAAAACCAATGCACCTATGAAAATACCGCCACACGTAGCATAGAATTTAATATCTTTGTTTTCTTCTTTAAGACGACGGTTTTCTGTCAGTAACTCAAGGTTATCTTCCGTTAGCCGTTTGTTTATAATTTTTATTCCTTCAAGCTGCAGCTCTATGTCTTTATAACTTTTTTCTTCCTCGTTGTTCTTCTTGGCGTTGATCCATTCCGGTAATGTGATTTTCATAATTTAACCTCCGCTCGGCAATACTCCGTATACGTCTTCTGAATTAATGGGCCAGGCGTGTGTGATTTTTAATCCTTCATCTCTGTTATTTTTCATGTTGTTATCATAGGCCTTTAGAAGGTAGCGTTTCTTTCTTATGAAGTTTTGGCTGGGTATGATGCTTATTTCAGGTCCTGCTCCTTCTTTTTCGAGCATGAGTCCTATAAACTTATTGCTATTTTTAATAGCGTCTTCAAAAACCTGTATGACTTCTACTCTGTTCATCAGTGTTTACCTTTCGTATGAGTTTATTCGGATCGGGGACGTTGAGCCTTTTTTAAAAATTACTACTGCTGACGGAAACGGAGCGCTTCCTTTGCCGTCTCCGAATTTTAGGCGGCCTCTTATAAGTCTTATTTCGTTAGCTTTCATAACGTAATCGTGCCACCAGGCGGTATCCGTTCGTGCCGGCAGTAGGCAAACGACTGTTGCTTTTCCTTGCCTTGCCGCATCTCTTGCCTTTTTTACCCAAATTCCTATTTGTCTTCCGTACGGAGGGTTCATCCATATGACGCCCCCCCATTCTTGTTTTAGGGCGTCTTCTTCTTTGGTGTAGTATTTAGGGCATTTGGCGTTTTCTTTACTTGCGCATATATCGAGGGTGAAGTTAAACTCTTTGTTTAGCCTGTTAAAGAGTTCTTGAGGCGTACCCCATTCTTCACTGTTACTGGTGTACATTCCCTTCGTCATCATTTACCCGTGCTTCCAAATCCGCCTTCGCCGCGATCGGTTTGGCTTAATTCATCCGTTTCTTCGAACTCTACGGGAATATTCTTTTCAATAAGCCCCTGCATGAATCGTTCGCCTTTATGAATGTATTTTTTAATTCGTCTTCCGGCGGTGATTTTAAATATTCCCATGACTTCACCCCGGTAACTGCTATCTACGATGCCAACGCAATTGGCTAAGTAGAATTTTGTCTTTGCTCCCTGGGAGCTTCTCATGAAGAGTTTCATATGGTATCCTTCCGGGATTTCAAATGAAAGCCCCGTTCGGACGAAAGTTGCCGTAGAAAGGTGCATCGATTTTACCGCCGTGTCTTCAATGGCGTAGAAGTCGAAACATGCGTTTCCTTGTGTAATTAGGGGGATTTGTGCTTCGGGATGCGTCTTTTTAATTTTGATTTTCAAGGGTTCCATGGTTGCCTCCTATTTAAAAAATCCCTGTTTTAATATGTCGTATAGCATAGCTGTATGGCTGTCGGCGGCGATGTTTACGTCCTTCTCGTACCCTGACGGCCATTTAATAGTGACGGTCCAGTCTTTCGGATTGTAGGTCAGTGTGCATTCTTCACCAGCCATACAAAGGATCCGCTCAAAGGCCGCTACTATGATTGCCTTTTGTTTTTGGTCTTGCTCTACGACAAGCCGCATCATTTCTTTTTCTTCGGGCATCATTTTTTATATCCCTCCTAAATCTCTCCGCTTATCACCAGTAGCTCGCTGGTGATTTTTTTAATTTTCTTTTTAAGGTTTTCGTTCTCCGCTTCCAGGCGGCTGTTTTCTTCTTTTAGTCGCCTATACCCTGTCGCCGAGTATTCCCGTTCAATACCGGCCAGGGCTTCTACTTCTTGACGGCCGAACTTTACGCCAGGTAGCGGTAATTGGTGGAGTTTATTTTCGTCTCTTAGCCTATATACGGCTGATTGAGATACTCCGTAGTATTCCGCCACGTCTTTTACAGACATGACGTCCTTCTTTGTTTTCACATTATTAGACCTCCTCGTCATCGTCGTATAAAGTTAGCCAGCAGTGGGCTTGTCCGCACGGTCCCTGCCCGTAGCCGTTGTCGATTCCGTTGTCATAGCCGCATTTCTTACATGCTGTGCTAGGGTCTATGCCCATTTGTTCTAGCTTATTAACCGTCCATGTGTCCATTTTTATTTTCCTTTCTTATATTGCACGGTTTTCCGTGCTTAATATGTAAAAAAAAGAGTCTCTACTTCTTCGGCTGAAAGTTTCTTGCCGGTTGCTTCTCTAGCCACTTTTGCAATCTCCCTTTGTGTGAAAGGGACTTTGTTTTGCATTCTTTCGGACAGAGCTGTGGTGCCGATTCCTAAGAATTTGGCAAAATTGCTATGGGTTACAAAGTGTTCTGCAATAAAACCTCTTAATTTTGCATAATTGAATTTTTCCATTTTTCTCACCCCTTTTGCACGGTTTTCCGTGTTGTTACAAATATATCACACATATGTATTTTTGTAAACGGTTTTCCGTATAATCTTTTTTATTTTATATTGATGTGATACGCTTTTCCGTATATACTACTTATATAGTTTGTTCGCGGATTGGAAGGTTTTTTTTATGAATACATTTATCGAGCGATTGCGGCAAATTATGTCCGAGCGGTCTATTAGTCAGGCTGACTTATCGAGACTTACGGGCCTAAGGACTTCATCTATTTCTGATTATTTAACTGGTAAGTATGTCCCTAAACAGGATAAGGTAGCTCTAATTGCTGGTGCTTTGTCGGTAAGCCCGGCGTGGCTGCTTGGTTATGATTTTGAGGGCAGCGGCTTTTCAGTACAAACCGATCTTAAAGATGTGTTAAGGTCCGCTTCTTATTGTACTTACGGCGGTAAGCCCATTAAAAAAGAATTGCTTGAACGGCTAATTCAAGCAGCCTTGGAGGATGAGTTGTGAAACGTATGCTGCCGGTTGTGTTGGATTTAATTCGTGAATACGGCACGAACGACCCCTCCGAATTGTGTCAGCACTTAAAAATAAGTGTAAAGAAGGTGGTAATCCCCGATATGCCGAAAGGCTTGTCTCTTTGTGTGTTTGGGCATAATGTTATTTATGTTAATAAGCATCTTGATTTTAACGCTCAAAACGTTGTTATAGCCCACGAGCTTGGCCATGCCGTCCTTGGTCATGTACAGCACAGGGTTTTGGGTTTCGATGTTGTTCCTCGCAAGGAGAGTCCGGAGAGAGTGGGTCGGCAAGAGCTTGAAGCAAATAAGTTTGCGTTTCTTCTAATTGCTCATACGTGTTTACGGAATAATGCCGATATGATAGACGGGATACGGGAAGAGAAATTGCTTACTACTGAACGAGTATTGGAATCGCTAAAGGTTTTTGCGGGTACGTCGTGTTACATAAATTGAAAATAAGGCGGTGTATTTTATGTTAATCAAGCGCACATTCTTACTTTTTATTGCGTTCTTTATTTGTATCCTTCCTGTTTCGGCTTCGTTTCTTTCCGATGGGGCTGCTTCCGGTGGTCGCTACAGAAAATTCCATTCTACTATGCGAGCCACATATTATATTGATACCGCCTCTATATGCCCCGTCCGTTATGATCCTCCGTTTTATACAATTATTGGCGATTATTGGACGGAACTTTACGACAGTGATGGTCCTGTGTTGGTTAAGTATTCCTGTATTTTCTATTATGATTTTGACTCCCAAACCATGCAGTTATTAAGACGTCAAGGTGGCGCTTACGACGAAAACGGTGCTTTTTTGTTTGATATGGATGCTGATAAATCCGCAAAAGTTGTTTATTCCCCTGCAATAGCTAAATTTTCCCTCCGTACAATGGTAGGCGAACTTTTCTTTTTTGAGTGTTATCACATGTACTTTAATAAAAAATTAAATGCTGATTTCCAGCGCTCTCTTTATAAATAAAATCCATTGTATTAAACAGTGACGGATGCTTTGGTGAGGATGAATAGCTATAGGTGGTGCTCATGAGCAAGAAAATTATGGCCTTATTTATTGTTATGTTTGTTATTATTGCTATTCAAGGGTTCTATATTTATCAACTTTCGCAACAGATTAACTCGCTATCTGATACGGTTTCGTCACTTCGTTTTTCTAGCGATATAAACGAAATAGACCGTCGCATTGATGACTTGGATAGCCGAATCTCTTCCAATGAGGCTGATGTGTTGTCTAATTCTACTTCGTTGCAAGGGCTTGTTAGTGATGTTAATAAAAATTCTATGGATATCCAGTCTATTAATACAGATATTCAATCTATTAATTATGAAATTTCTGATATTGCAAGTCGTATTAATAAAATTGTGAGATATATTAACTACGGATTTTAATCAATCGTTTATTTTGACAAATTGTTTAGCGTAAGTTAAGATATTGCTACAGAGTAAAAAGAGTTCGACTCTTTTTACTGGAGCGGTATCGAAAGGTATCGCTCCTATTTTTATTTTCAGGGGTTACCTATCGGTGACTCTTTTTTTGTTATACGGTGTTAAAAATGCAGGCAAATATTACAATACGAAAAAAGGATAACGGCTATCAGGTTATTGTTAGTTATAAAGACGGTCGTAAGTGGCGTCAAAAGTCAAAGCAAGGCTTTAAAACGCAAAGAGCGGCTAAAGAATATGGCCAGGATATTATCGCCGAGTTAAAAGAAACAGTTTCCGTTTTCACCTCCGAGGATCTCCGCGATGCCACGCTTGGTGACTTCTATTCTTTATACCTTCGCGAGAAGTCGAATCTCACCTATAATACCCGTCTTACTTACGAGCACTCTTTGCGATTCTTCCAGGAATTAGCACCGCTTCCTATCCGCAACATTTCGTATTCTCAAATCGTTTCGGTTTTTAACTCCGGTTGCCTTTCTCCCGGAACAAGAAATTTATATCTCCAACGCCTAAAGACTATTTTTAATTACGCAAAAAGACCCTATGGTGCTATTGCCCTTAACCCGTGCGATTTGGTTGAAAAGGCGAAAAGCGAACGGAGAAAAATTAGGGTGTTTACCGAGGATGATCTGGACAGGTTGATGGATTTTCTAAAAGGCTATTCTTCGTATTACTACGCTTTGGTTTCTGTTGCCAGATATACCGGCTGTCGCTATAGTGAAATTCTAGGCTTAACATGGGATGATATTGATTTTTCAGTGTCTACCATTAATATTAATAAGCAGTTTGTTCGTTCCGGGCAAAATAAGTTTGGGTTTAATCAACTAAAGACTAAAAACAGTTATCGTATACTTCCCGTCCCGCCGGTGTTGTTGAAGATATTAAAGGACTATAAAAAGCAATGCGACGGCCTTGTATTGTTTCCTGCTAAAGGTAATCATTCCAGCCGGGTTAATAATGTTATATGGACGGTTGTAAGTGGAAAATCGATTCACGATATGAGACACACATACGCGACTACGCTTTTAGCGAACGGCCTTGACGTAAAAACCGTTGCAAGTCTTTTAGGCGATGACGTAAATACCGTTATTAACACATACATTCATTTTACGGACGAGATGCGACTTCGGGCAGCGGACAGGGTCGCAAATATTTTTAAATGAGTTTTTGACGATTTTATTGTCGAATGTTTAATAAATGGGTATTTATCACAATTGCATGTGTTGTTGCCATTCCTATATGAAGGCTTTTTTATGCCTTTCTATTTTCCCATATTTATTAAACTGCGTTAATCACCGCTTTGGCCAAGTTTCGCATTATTTTATTTTTCACCATATTTACCATTATTCACCATGGTTTTTTGACGAATTTTTGTCGAAAATACAAAGGCCCCTCGTTGTGAGGGGTCTTTGTTGTTTATCTTCCTCTTCGTCCGATTGCTCCGATAACATCGTAATCGGTCATGTCGTTATATCTTCTAAGCTCTGCCCATGTGCAATCATCTTCGAGGTCATCAAAGTATTGCCCAGCTTCTTCGTAATCATCGAACGGGACTTCGCTAATCCCGTCTTCATCTTCGTATACTACCATGTATTCTGCCATTCTTATATCCCCTTTCGTCCTTCTAGCTATTAAGCTTAGTTTTTCTGTTATTAACCGTTCGGCCCATTCAGGCGGCGTTCTTCTGCCGTTCTCCCAGTCTTGAAGTGTCCGCATGGGTATACGGAGCACTTCAAAGACTTCGGCTTGCGTAAGTCCTGCGGCTTCTCGTGCCGCTTTTATTTTATTCATCCCACGCTATGAGAGTGTTCTCATAGTCGTTCAATTCGTCGATACTGAACATTTCTCGTCTGTTGACGTAAAACTCAACAACCTTGTAATTGTTCTCCCGGTCTGTAATCTTGAGCATTGCGGCTACGTCCCTGTCGTTCACTTCCTTCTTGAGTTCGTCGAACTCCTTTAAGGCCTCTTCCTTCGTTGCAAAATCCCATGCGTCTGCGTTGTCGAACGGATATTCTACCGATACTTGATATTTTCTCTCTTCCATTTTTTCATTCTCCTTTCGCTGATAGGCAATTCATATCTTTATCTTGAGTAAAGTATATCACGCATTGCGTGTATTGTCAAATATTTTCTCTAAAATTTATTAATGTATTTTTTTATTTATTTTTTCTTCAAAAACGGCTTTACAGAATCGCTTGTAAGGCGTTTTATGTTCTTATTCATGTTCTTTTATGCGTCGTTTTATAAATCTATCTGTGGCTTGAAATAGGGCTTATTTTGGAGATTTACTCTTTTCTGTGGGAAATGTAGCTGTTTTGCTGTATTTCCCCTGGTTTTTATGACGTTTTTTTCCTTTTTTAATATGACTAAGTATCAAAAAAAGACGGATTCCGGGTCTTAACGTAGGTTAAGTTCCAAGAATCCGTCTTTTTGGTTCTTATTGAGTTGTTTACGGAATGCCAATTTGTTAAACAACTTTTGTTTTTAGTTTAATAAAAGTTGTTTTGCTTAAATAAGTTGTTGTAAATTATGCAACAACTTATTTCTTACTAAGTCCGTCCAGGCCGTCCTGGATTGTTTTGATGATGTTGTCGATCGCGTTGTTAATAATGCGAATGTAGAAACGGTTTCTGATCTTGACCCATACGGAGCTTGTGGTTTCCGCTTCCTGTTGTAGAGGGCCTGTAATGGTCTTTAATTGTTCTTCTACAATCGGCCGAAGGTCGTTTGCTGACAATGAGCTAAGGGCTGCCGTTGCTTGTTCTTTTGCAATTTGTGCGGCTTCTTTTGCGAGCATGTTCATAATTTCGTTCTTATTCATAATGGTTTCTCCTTTACACGTCACTTAATAATTTGTGGTGTCTATAATAATTGGCATTTCCTCTAATTTGTTGCCCGCCGGTGCCGGGTTCTTCACCCTCTCTAAGTACCCAAAGGTCCCAGCGTTCACATGTTGAATCCGGGCCGTAATCATCATGGGTATAAAGCCCGTCGAGATTATCGGCCGCTTCGGCGTGTGTCATGACCCGGTTCGCATCAATCGTAAGATCCAGCGCATCGGCTAGGACGCATACAACCTGTGAAATGGCGTTAATCTGTGCTTCTGTCGGCGGGTACGGTCCTAAGTTGTCCGGACCTATAGCATCCAGGGCACAACAAAGCGTAATAGCGATGCTACCGGTATTTCTCATATATGTTGCGTTTTTGACTTCGGCGAAATTATCCGTTGAGATAAAGCAGTGGCCTTCGCCTGTAATGCTAATGTGGTAGTCGCTAAAAGTCTGGTTGTAACGGCCACCCGTCCAGTGGATATATAGTTTGACGTCACGGCCCATACTCCGGGCTCCATTCCATAAATCCCAATAGGCTTCCCGTGCCAGGTTTTTGATTTCTTCTAGTGTTACTTCTCTCATTTTTCATCACTCCTTTCTTTGTGCGGTGAAAGTTTCGAGCCTCCGATATATCCCAAGAGGCCGGAGGCGATAGACATAGCCAATTCATTCAAGCTAAACAAAATAGCCATTACAAGCCCCGTTACGAGGCCTGTAATGACTACCAGGTCTGCGATATTAATTTTGTCTATCACTTTTTTCACTTCCTCATTTTGTTAATTTCCATGAACATGTTTTTGATTCTTACGAAATGGTAAGTATCAATTTCTCTTAGGTTTTCAATAATTGACGAAAGTTCCGAGGCGACGGGCCACCACATAAAAACATTGGCCAATAGTTCGTCTCCACGGACTCCGATAAATACGGTGTCCGGAAGAGAGACACATGCGATCGATAAGAAAAACCATGCCGGGTAGAATATGCATATCTTTTTTAACATGCTGCTTCTTAATTTCTCACTCATGAGATAGCGTTTGATTTTCCCTGTGTTGGCGTCGATGTAGTCGCCCTGCCCCCAGCCATACCATATAAGCGTTGTGATAAAAGTTTTAGTTGTGTTCTTGCGGTTGTGGTCTTTATTATACTGGAATACTTCCGCAATAATGCGCAAGAAAGCATCGGCCACCAAGAGAATTAGTACCAGTAGGATGACGTTACAGATATCTAAGACATGTTCATGAGATACGTTTAATAGTATCCTTGTAACCAGCTCGTCCATGAATTCCACGTCCTACTCCTTTTTTTCTTCTCTTTCTGCTAACCATTCTGCAACCGCTTCCTGGTACTCTTCAGGTACTAACTTCTTTCCTGTCTCGTTTTCGTCTAATGTATAGACCCCAGCTAATACTAATTTTCCATATGCGCTTATCATATATTTTTTTAATACCATGATTATTCCTCCTTATTTTTAAGCGACTCTAATGTTAATGAATTATTCATTACTTCTTCTTGAATATCTACAATAGCTTCCAGGACGGTTACGGCATCTAGCTTTACTTCTTCTTCCGGCTCCGTTTCAGGAATATCGATTTTTTGGATTACCTTGCCGTCCTTTATGGCGACTGTTGACGGGTCCAGCGCGTCTCCTTCAAGAATTTCTCCGTCCAGTCCTATGAGCGGTTCCTTATTCATGCACATACTTTGCACCTTGTTGTCTTTAATTAGATAGAACATTGTTTTTACGACCTTTCATTAATTCAACTATTGGAATTTTTCCAATAGTTCGTAGAACATTGCGTTTACGTCCTTTCGTATTTAATCCCGTATATTTCGATGATGCCGCAATTTTTTTCGTACTGTCTCCATTGCGTATCTGTTGACGGGTTCGACGTGTTGGTTGTTGACGTTAATTTCCACATAAAACTATATACGTCAAATAAAGAAAACCCATTCTTTTGGTCGAATAAAAAGGCAAGCAACCATGTTTCGTATGTTACCGGAAGTCTGTATCTGCCCTGGGTATCTGTCGCGATAATTACGACTTTATCATGGTTTTTGTATGACTCTTTTAGTATGATCGGGTTATTTGTATTGGTCCCTACAATGCCGGTGCCTGTATTATTGATATTTCTTACGTCGTTGTTAGAGTTTTGCCGCTTCATCGCCTCCCAATCTATAAGCGGTGTCATGACCGGTGCTTTGCGTCCGCTTATTGAATCTGATACTTTGTTTAATTCGCTCCTTAATGCCAGTTCACCCCCTTTATCGGGAGCGGTTATATCCTTTACACTAAGACTTCCGTTATTGGTTAATTCTATCTTTGCCTTCCCGAATTGAGCGGTATTTTCTTCTACTAATACGTCTTTTTTATAGGGTTCTGTCCAAGACGTTGTGATGGGTTTTGTATCGCTTTTTCTTACGAATACTCTGCCGTCTAATGTTGTGAGCGTTTGGAAGATTATATCTTCCAGTGTTAGGACGTCTAATACATATCCCTGGAATGTTTCGTTATTAATTGCAATGCTTTCTCCAATGTACCTTCCGGGCGTCACCGCTTCATTTACGTTTGTTACGGGTTCTATACTTATCGTTTTAGCGGAGCCGGTTGTATTAGCGTCCATGGTAGTACCCTTATTATTGACGGCCGCTTCTATGACTTCTTGAACCTTGTATCCTACCGATTCATCTATTAATCGGTAGGTTTTTTCTTCGGTCTGTATGATAACTGCGTTTCTTTCTACGCCCATTACAAGGTCTACTTGTGGCCCGTAGTTAATAACATATGCCTCGTTTTTGGCGTTTTTAATGAAATCTTCGACGTCAAACCAAGCTTTGGCGATGACTCTAGTTCCATTTTCGGCTCCCATGCGCTGTGCTGCCAGTTTGAACTCGTCTATTTCTTTTTTTAATTCTTTTACGGTTTTTTCGGCGGGATTTATGTATTCGAACGGAGCCCACTGATTCTGTGCCACATTGTACCCGTTTGATATGGCATTTAAAACCCTATTGGCCATTCTAGCGGTGTGTTCCGTTGTTTCGGTTAATTCATCGCGGATATTTTCTATTCCTTTAATTTTTGCTTCCTGTTCCTGAACAATGAGAGTGAGATTGTCGGCTACCGTCTCAACGGCGTTATACGGATACTTATTAGGAAGATCGGCGTTTTGTTCAATCGGCGTTTGTCGCTTAATAACAAGGGTGTCGGTTGTAAATAACGGTACGCCGTTTACGGGATAGATGAATTTATTCTCTACTTCGTCGAAACGGTAGTTGGCTACAATCGGCATTTCTTTACCGTTTACTAATAAATACCCTTTAATATCTTCGCCTGCTCTGTACTGATAAGGGAAGGGGAACGAGGTTGTAACCCCGTCCCCCTTATACGTGATTGTGGTTTTGTCTTTACTTATCATCTCTTATTTTCCTTTCTTTTTTTGTTCATTAGCCTTTTTCTTGTCTTGGCGTACCCGTTCTTCGTGTGTCTTGTAGCGCTTATCAAATATCGTTGTGGTAATAAGTTCTTGGACGCTTCTGTCTGTGTCAACGAGTGAGAACCTTACAAGGTTCCAGAATCCGTCCGATAAGGTATCGGAGAATTTCCAAGTGCGGTTTCCAACGCGCGATAATGAGCGGCCTACGTCGGTGAAGTCTTTCTTTTCGTTTCCGGCCGCTTGCGCTGCCTTTACGAGTTCATCAATTGCCGTAATGGCAAGCGGTGAATTATTCGAATCGCTTCCTAATAAGAAGTGATTCATAACGCCTTCTAAGGCATCGCGGACTACCGGTATCCCCTGGTCTACGTTTCTTACGGTCGTAATCCCCAGGCGACGGAGCATTTTGTCCGGATCGTCTAATTCTCCGGCGACGGCACTTCTATAAACAGTTTCAGCGAGCGTCTGTAAAACTACCCAGTAGAGGGTTGCATTAATAAGCGCCATATAATCTCCGTGGTCTTTTACCCTGTAGCCTGCCTTAATAAGCGCGTTTAGCACGGTTGAGCTGTAACTATAGAACGGTGTTAGCTGTCCTACCAGTGTGTTCTTTCTCTGCATAGCTACCTGGTCTTTTACTTGACCGCTTCCAAATACCGCTCTTACGTTTGTGTCAGCGTCTGAAATGGCGTTTTGCTCCATTTGCTTAACGTCCGTCATGCCCGCTTCGATTTGTTTTCTCATAGATTCGTCGTATCCGTGTTTCCACAAAGCCATTGAGAACATGAGGTCCGTTTCTGTAATAAACCAGTACCCAAAGCGATTGAACTTTTCTTTGGCGTGCGTTGCCCGTTCTCTAATAAGCGATGTGTCTTGCCCTACTTCAAGCTTCATGTCCTGCTGCATATCCCTATCGATCGTATTCATACGGTCGCGCATCATGGGGGATTTATCAAACACAAATTGACGGTTTCTGGCGTATGTATCTGTTCCCTTGTAGAAACCTAAGCCAAAGCTAGTAATGGCCTTTAGGGTATTTATCTTCCCTATCTGATGCATCATAGGAAAGACGTTAAGAACGTTTAGTATGGCCGTCCCCGTTCTCATAGCCATAACAGCAAAGGCCGAGTTTTTACGCATTTGTTCAAGGGTGCGATTAATAATATCGGCTTTTTGAACGTCCGTCTTCCACACGTCTTTAGACCACTGCCGGATTATGTTATACGTTTCCATGCCGTATTTTTGTTGCACGGCTTGCTGCACGGCCGGGTGTGTAATTAATTTATACACGTCCGTTGCCGCTTCGCGCATAGCAATATGGTGAATGGCTTCTGTGACCGCCTGCGGCCACACGTCAAGACGTAAGGCGAGCTGCTGTCCTTTTACTTCGCTTACGCGAGACTTGGTGCTGCCCATGCCAATTCCAAACGTCGAGCTCCCCGAAAGGGCTTGTTTTACGATATCGTCAGCTGCAAGGTCCGAGGCTCTTATGCTTAACTTCGGATCATACACAATAGGGTAGTAGCCGCCTTTAATCTGACGGCCGTTAATATTAAACGGTAGCGCCTGGACTTTGCCGAGGCCTTGTCCATATAGGTTTTCTTGCACCTTGTTTCGTTCGGCCCAGTACGAATCGAGCTGTTCCCAAACGGCTTCAATGAAATTCCAGTCTTTTTCGGTGAGTGACGACTCTAGTACGCTTTGCATGGTATATTCGTCGATGACGTCCGCTTCGTTTTTAGCCGATTTATTTATCGTCGCAAGGACTCTTTTACGTCCTTCTTTGTTACCCCAATTCAAGGCCATGCAAATTAATTGTTCCCTGGTGAAGTTTGTCGTAAGGCCGATGGTAAAGACCCTGTCGGAACGCATTGCCTGCCATTCTTCTAATGAGTACATGTTGTAAATCTTCGAGAACGTCTTACACGCCTCTTGCTGCATTGTAAGTTCTTTATTGGCCCCTTGGTTAATCGGCTCGTACACGAGTTGCATCCAGTCGCCGCCAAAGCGATTGAAGATAGTTTCGGCTTTGGTGAGGTATAACAAGGCGTCTTTTGCCAGGCTTTTGGCTTTAGACTTTGCGTCAGTTTGGTTGTTCGAGTCCTGTAGCGGATTGAAGGAATTGTCTACGCCGATAGCTTGGACGAGCTTTAAAGCCGCTTCTTCTTGGCTTATGACTTTACCGTTTCTGTCCTTAATGGTTGTAGCTTCGTAATCTCTTCTTGAGGCCTTATATAGAACGTTCATGGCTTCAACCATATCCTGGAATTGGTCCATTTGCATTTCGTTATAGTCTTTTCGTTCTTTACTTTCGGCTAGTATTCTAAGCCACGGTGCTACAATCTTGTCGGGGTTCGGTGCGGTTTCTTTATCCATAGCGTAGTCAGGATTTAAATCTCCATAGACTTTTTCCCAGTTGATGCCTACGGGTTCGCCCTTTTCATTTAACGGCTTTATCCCGTCTTTTTCGGTAATTCCCGTAATATAGGCCAGGTGCTGGATCGTGTATCGGCTGTTTGGGTCCAGGCGTACCGGGTTTTCCCTTCTACTTATACGCTTAATCATGCCCTTAATGCCGTCCATAGCTTCTTGTTGCATGTCTACGCGGCCCGTTGAGCCTTCAAGCTTTGTGCGTACGTATTCTTGGTTGTCTTTTGCCGCTCTACTCATGCAGTAGTATTTAAGGCTGTTTCCTTTGGCAGTGGCCGCTTCTTCAAAGGCTCCCGCTGCCATTAGCTTATCGGCGTTATTTCCTTCTTGTTTGGCCTTTATTTCCCAGTGCCGCCAGATCGTGGCTTCGGCTACTGTCATCTTACTTAATTCTTCACGGGCTACTTGAAGAGTTTTGGTGTAACTACCGGCTGTAATGTCTCTAGCCGTGTTTAATCCTCTCATAGCTTCTTTAAGGGCCGCTTTAGCCGAGGCTAATTCTTCCCTAGCCAAGGCTCTATACTCTTTGTCCTTTTCTTTGGCGTCCTTTAGTCGTTCCTTGAGCTTTTGGATTTCTTCGTTCTTAGCAAGCACCAGGGCTACTTGACGGCCCTTCTTTGCCGCTTCGTCGTCTACGCCTAGAATTTCTTTAATACCGGCCGTGATTTCTTCTTCTGACTTTCCGTCTAGGGCGTCAAGTTCACGCATTGCTTTAACCGCTTCTGCAACGTACCCGTTTACTTTTCGCTTGATCGCATAGGCTTCTAATTGTGAAAGTCTCATTTGAGCGTTGGTTGATGCAAGCTCTGCGTCGGCTGCGTTTTTAAAGTCTTCGGATGTCGGCATCATTTCTTCATATTCTTTACGACGATTTTCCATGAATGCCTTTGAACGTTCTTCTAGCGGACCGCCTGCCTTTTCAATGGCTGATTCGAACGATTCTTTCGAGTCATAACCGATTGTTCTTAGGTAGTCTTCTTTAAATTGTTCGCCAGTTTCCCTATAAACCAATTCTTGGCCGTATATCGAATTTTCATCGACCAGGTGTTTTTCGTAATCGATGCGTTCTTTTTCGAGGCTGTTTTCTAAATCCGTTCGCCATTGGTTTTCCTCTTGCCGCATCAATTCTTTTAGCGCTCGTTCCTTGGCTTTTTCTTTGGCATCTTCGGCCCAGCGCTTAATCATGTCTCCTTCTGATCCTGTTAAGTCCCCGGAAAAGCCCTTCTTGTCCCAGGCGTTTAATTCTTTGGCCTTGGCCCAGGCTTCTATTTCGTCATTAGTCGCAAGTATCCGATCCATGACGCGCTTTACGTCTTCCGGCGGTTCTTTACCGAGGTTTTTTAAATCTCTATAAATCGATACAAGCCATGATTTAAATTTGCGGAATGCGCTTTGTAGGGCTTGTGTCGGAGCTTTTCCTTCTGCTATGTAGCGTTCAAAGCCGCGGGCAAATCGTTCTTGCATCCAGCGTTCTTCGGCAGCACGAATGGCTATAGCGTCACCACTTTTACGAGCGTCTTCAATAGCCTTTGCGTAGGATTTAAATTCTTTTTCTCTTGCTGTTCCTTCGTAGTCCTTCATATCTTCCGGCTTATACGCCGCCCAGTCTTGAATCGTATTCCAGTCTTCCAGGAGTCCTTTAGGCGCTGCTTCGTTTGCGGCCATCTTACTCATCTCTGTAAGATACATATGTGCCGCTTCGTGGACGAATGAGGATTGGTCTGCTCCGTCGAATAAGTGAATGGCGCCTGTTGCGGAATTATATGAGGCTTTTATTTCTTGGTCGTATTTATCAATGATATTTACCGCCTTGTCACTAAACACTACGACGCAATTGCCGTCTTCACTGTCGTAATAGGAAATACCTTCAATCCCGTTTTTGTTTAATTGCTGTGAAGCTTCTTCCATACTGTCGAGCGATGCGGATAAATACCTGTAGATTTCTTTACCGGTGCCAACGTTTCTTTTTAAGGCGTCTTTGGGATTTTGAATTGCCGCTTCCAGAATTCCGTCTTTTCTTTCTTGTATAGATACTTCGGCTTTTTTGGCTTCTTCTTTTACAGCGGCAAGGACTTTTTCTTCTTTTTCTTTCTCCGCCTGCATAAAGACTTGGTCTTTAATTTGCTTGTCTGTGTATCCTAATTTCTTGAGGTGTTTTATGGCTATTTTTTCTTTGAATTTCGGCTTGTCGGTGTTTTCAAGACCATTGGCCGCTACCTCTAATTGCTTTACCTTGTCTTTCGCTTTGTCAAAGTCTGACAACGCTTCGGTCTCTTCAGGAAAGGTCCGCATTTCGTTGTGCAGTAGTTTTCCCCAAAATGCCTTTTGTTGTTTATCCGGTAAATCCGATATTGTCCTAGCGAGCTTTTCTTGTACTTCGGACGGCTGTTCTTCGTACCGCTTTTCTTCTACGAGAAGGTTTGCGTCTTCGGGAATATCTACTTCATACAAATACGACGGAAGGCCCTTGCTTTTGGCGTGTTTTTTGTATGCTTGGGCTGTCTTTTTGTTCTTGGCCGTGTAAATACCCCAGCCGTGTACCATATCTCCGGCACCGGTAAGGGCCTTTTCCAGGTTAAACTCGTTAAAGTCCATACCGCTTCCATGCCATGCGCGTTGGTTGAAAGTTGTACCTTGTCCGGTGCTTAATATTTTTCCTTCTTTGGCCTTGCGCAAGTCATTTTCATCTGCTATACTGTAATCAAAATAATCACTGATTTGGTATGAGACCGACCAGGGGAATTGCACCCCGTTTGCGGCATACCATTCGGTGATTTTTTTTGTGTTTAGATAATATGCCTTTGCTGGTCGTTCTCTTCCATCCGGCATTTTTTGGGGTTCTCCCTCAAATTGTTTTGTGAACCATTCTTTTTGTATTTCTTCTTTTTTAGA